CTTGGGTTGGTAGAAAAGGCGACCCTTATAATCACGAAATAAGCCACTCAAATAATCCGCAAGCCGGTCAAGAGTTTATTCAGGCTTTCGGTAAACTTACTCAGGGCAATGTTGAGAGTTCTACTAAAAAAGGTAGGTATATGAAAGGTCGGGTTATCTATCGGGCTTGGGCTGAAGACCAAGGGAAAGCAAACGCAGCAGTCTTCCAAGCTATCGACAACGCCAACAAAAGATTTAGCCGCAAACAATACATTTTTAAGGCTACATAATGAGCGTCGTAATTGATATCGCCGCCCAATTTACCGGACAAAAAGCGTTTAGAGGTGCGGAATCGGCAGCCGATAAATTAGGTAAGAGCGTCAAACGGGCATTAATTGGCGTAGGTGTTACCGCTTTTGCCAAATCTGCAATTACCGCTTTTGCAGAAAACCAAAAGCAATTAGAGTTATTTAAAAACTCGCTTAAAAATATAGGTTTTCAATTTGCTACGGGCGACGCACTTTCCTTTTTAAACACCTTAAAATTGCAGTATGGAATTGTCGATGAACAATTATTGCCGGCTTATCAGCAGCTTTTAACAACAACCAAGAGCCTAGGGGCAGCGCAAAATCTAACTAATTTGTCTTTAGACTTAGCAGCGAATCAAGGAATAAGTGTAACCGAGGCTGCTGACATTTTGAGCAAGGCTTATTTAGGCAACACGAAAAGACTAGGAACTTTAAAACTAGGTTTAGATAAAGCGACCCTTGCGTCCGGTGATTTTGCAAAAATAATTAAAGAAGTGACGAGATTGACCGCCGGCTCAGCCGCTGCCGGTGCTGATACTTTTGCCGGTAAATTACAAAGAATAAAGTTAGCAGCAGACCAAGCTAGGGAGTCTATTGGCGAAGGTCTAGTTAATGCCATTTTAACGCTTACAAAATCGGGCAGCGTAGAAGAATTACAAACTAAGATTATTAATTTTGGATTAGCAGCAAAAACAGTTTTTGAAAATATAGGTCAAGCAATAAGCGAAAACATCAAATTAATTAAAATATTAGGAACTACATTAGCGACTATATTTATTGGAACTAAATTGATAGCCGGTATTGTAGCGGTGCAAACTGCAATAAAAACTTTGAGTAAGGCTTATAAAGCTTTAACAACAAGTGCCGCCGCCGCCTCTGTCGCCTCTATGTTTGCTTTAAATCCTTTAGGTGCGGCGGCTATGGCTGCTGCTATGGTTTTGACAATTGCTGGGGTTGTTAAATCTTTAGATTTGTTGATTGATAAAGCCGCTGAAGCCCAAAGCACTATTGCCGAAGTTTCAGGGTTTACGGAAACTTTAAACAAATACGGTTCACCGGCTTCTAACGCCGCTGCTAAAGCTGCAAAATTGGCTAAAGAAACCTTGGCAATTGATAAGGCAAGATTAAAAGTATTGCAAGACCAGACTAAATTAAACAGGGCTGCCGCATTATTTGATACAGATAAAATACAAATTATAGCCGCTTTACAAAGAGATATTACAGACCAAGAAAGATTGAGGCTAAATTTACAGCTTGCTTTACTAACTAAAAACGTTGACGAAGCTGACCGCCTATCTAAAGAACTTCTAATTTCTCAAGGTAGGACGACAGGCTTAGCAGCAGTTATAGCGGCACTTCCTAAAGCTCTAGACCCTTTTGCAGATTATCCGGATTATGTCCAAAATGCTCTTGCAGAATTAGCCAAAATTGCCGCCGCACAAAGAGAGCTAAATTTGTTTCAAGCAATAAGAAAACAAAGCGACGCAGTTCAAGCTACAAAGACGCAATTGACTCAACAAAACGCTGCAACGGTGTTAGCTCAATCACCCGCTGCTTTAGCAGAGTTCCAACAAATTACTGGAGCAATGAAAGAATTGAACGTTAGAAATGCCGGTAGTCTCAGCGTAACTATTAATAATGCGGGAAGCGTAGTTTCTGATGGTGACCTTGTTAATCAAATTAGAAATGGATTGTTGAACTCAGGTTTGTCAGGTAGTCCAAGTTCCATAGGTAGATTGTTAGGCTCTTTCCAATAATGACAATTCCTGCAACCCTTGACGTATCTTTAAATTTTTCTTCCGGTGCTATTTTTGGAATTGATTTTACCCTTGACGATTCGGCAAACGGTATTTTAAACACAAACGTTTTATCCGCTTCAGGAGTTCCCGCCTTGGTAGTAAACTTAACGGCTCAAACTAGGAGTATTAGTATTCGCCGAGGTCGTAATGTTGCCAGAGATATTTACGAGGCTGGCAATTGTATAGTTTCGATTCTCGACCCTGACGGTGACTTCAACCCCCAAAAAACTACCTCTCCTTATTTTGGCGAATTAGAACCTCTAAGAAAATTAAGAATCTCTGCAACCGTCGGGGCAACGACATATTATTTGTTTAGCGGTTATACAACTTCTTACGCCTATCGCTACGACCAAGGCGAACAAATGTCTTATGTCGACATTTCTGCAACTGACGCTTTCCGATTATTTAACCTAGCAAGCGTTGTGACCGTAACAGGACAAGCTGCTGGACAAGATACTGGAACTAGAATTAATAAAATTTTGGACACCGTATCCTTCCCCGCACTTATGCGAAACGTGGACACGGGTAATAGTTTAACCGTTGCCGACCCTGCAACACTTAGGACTTCCCTGAGTGCCTTGCAAAATTGCGAGTTCTCAGAACAGGGGGCTTTATTTTGTAACCCTGCCGGAGATATAGTTTTTAAAAATCGGACAAATGTTATAGCTAGTGCGGGCTTAACCCCGACTGAGTTTAACCAAACAACCGGTATTCCATACACAAACTTACAATTCGCCTTTGACGACAAGCTGATTATAAACACCGCAACAATGACAAGGGTTGGCGGGACTGCTCAAACGGTAGCCGACGCCGCTAGTATTGCAACCTACTTCCCCCACTCTATTTCTGTTGCAGATTTAGTCATAGATACAGACGCTAACGCTTTAAATATAGCTACCATATACACGGCTACACGCAGCAGCACCACAATCAGAATTGATTCTATGACCGTTGACCTTTATGACCCTGACGTTCCTACGGCGACAATGTTGGACTTTGATTATTACGACAATGTTTTAATCACAAACGTCCAACCGGACGGCTCGACAATAGTAAAGAATTTACAGGTTCAAGGAATAGCCCACGATATAAGCCCGAACTCTTGGCGGACTACCCTCACCACTTTAGAACCAACCGTTGACGGGCTGATTTTGTCAAATGCTTATTACGGTCTATTAAATGACGATATACTTAGCTACTAAAGGAGAATAAAATATGGCAGCCCCACTAGGTTTTAAAACGTTTACGGTTGGCGAGGTCTTATCAGCCGCCGACGTCAACGGTTATTTAATGCAAGGCGTTCTTGTTTTTGCTACTACGGCGGCAAGAGACGCAGCAATTACCTCACCGCAAGAAGGACAATTTGCTTTCACAAAAGACACAAACTCTTTATTTTATTATGACGGTGCAGCTTGGGTAGCTTCCGGTGCTGCTGGAGATATAGAAGGCGTAACCGCTGGAACAGGAATAAGCGGTGGTGGCACTTCCGGAACAGTCACGGTTACTAACTCAATGGCAACGGCAATAGACGCCAAGGGTGATTTAATTGTTGGAACTGGGGCAGATACCTTTAGTCGCCTCGCCGTTAGCGCAACAAATGGACACACACTTGTAGCGGATAGTGCGGAAGCAACAGGATTAAAGTGGGCTGCACCTGCGGGTGGTGGTGGAAAAGTATTGCAGGTTGTTCAAGATACCTTAGTAGGTGGACTCACAACCACATCAACATCTTATGTTGATAGTGGTTTAACATTAAGCATAACTCCAGTTTCGGTTTCATCAAGAATTTTGGTTATGGTAAATATAGTGGGTATGAATCCTTCCACATCACAAGGGGCAGGTGCACGGATAATGAGAGATTCAACGGAAATTTATTTTACAGATGTAATTAATTTAGGTATAGGAAACACAACCCCTGTAAGTTTTATGTATGTTGATTCTCCTTCAACAACATCTGCAATAACTTACAAAGCACAGGCTAAAAATACTCAAGCAGGAATTTTATATTTAGGTAATTACTATTCACAAACTAATCCAATCTCATCAATTATTGCAATGGAAATCGGTGCATAATGGCTAAAGCAGGAGAAGTATTAAATATGTTATGCCCAGAAATTCAATGGGTTGTAAGAAATGATAATTATGAAGAAATTGATTGGCTTGGTGCTCAACCTGCAATAACTAAAAAACAATTTACAGATGGTTTTGATAAATATGATTCTTGGAAGGCTGAGCAAGAGCAAGCAAAAGTTACGGCCAAAGAAGCAGCACAGGCTAAACTTGCAGCACTTGGTTTAACTGTTGAGGATTTACAGGCTCTAGGTCTTTAGCATAATCTTGAGGAATTGTGCGGATGAAACCTAAACTATGTGCAGCTGGTGTGCAACTAAGAGAACAGATAGATGATAGCTTCAAAAAAAGGTATCGTTCATATGACGGGTGGGCTGCTGATTTACGTCATATCAAGAGCGGAAAGCCGTCCGACCATATACCCGACCCCGACACGGGAATCGTCTACGCTATTGACGTTGACTCTCGCCTTTCTGACAACGAAGGGGATACAACAGCTTTGGCAAATCAACTTCGATACTACGCCAAATATTCGGGGCGTATACATTATGTGATTTATAAAGGGCGAATTTCTTCCCCTGTTTTAAAATACACTTGGAGAAAATATTTTGGCAGTAACCGGCACGACAAACATATACATATTAGTTTTAGAAAAGATAATGACACTTCGGACTTTTTTAACATACCACTACTAGGGGGAAAAAATGAATAGCAAGTTATTAGCGGCAGTAAATTCCTACGGAAGAAGTGCCTTTGTTTGTTTGATGACGGTCTACTTTACAAACCCTGAAGGTTCATTTAATGATATTTGGAAAGCCTTTATTGTAGCTTTTGCAGCCCCTATTCTTAGAGCTTTAAATCCTGACGATTCCGCTTTTGGTATAGGCAGTAAAGATTAATGTCAGCCCTTAATTGGGCTGCTTTTGCGGTAGCCGTAACAAGTTTATTAGGGACTCTAGCAGTCGTAGTCAGGCACTTAGTCAAGTTTTACCTTTCCGAGCTGAAACAAAACGGGGGAACAAGTATCAAAGACCAAGTGACACGGCTAGAGTCTCGATTAGATGAACTGTTTATTTTGATAAGTAAGAAGTAAAATAGGGCTATGACTACAATTCGAAAACGCAAGAAAGTAAACAGGCGGAGAGTTCGTAAGTCACCTGACCCTCTAACTAAATTAGAGGTTTATTTTGTAACTATGAACGAGGTTTATAAAGCCGCAAGAAAATCAGGATACACAAAGGAAATGGCTTTTTGGATTATGCAAGAACCTAACGCTTTACCGGACTGGATTTCAAACGACAAACCTGACGCCATAATTCCAAGGATTGACCCCGACGACGAGGACGACGATTAAGCGAATCGCTTTTATAAGCGACCTGCAATCTCCCTTTGTGGATATGCAGTCGGCGAAGGCAGTAGGAAAGTTTTTAAGAAAATGGCAACCTCACCAAACTATTCAAATTG